ATAAATGCGGTGGATCGTGTACGCGCATCCTGTCACAGACATCCCCGCCGCGTGGGTTCGGTGAGTCTGCGATTGACCGTGTCAACAAGAATTGGGACAAGCCACCTGGTCTGAAGGGCAAGCGAGGCAAGTGATGTGGAGACAAGAGCTTCCGTTTGAGCTTGTGGCCTTGCTGTGTGCCAAAGATACTGTCGGACTACGTGAGCAAGCAGGTAACCGTGGTCCAGCTATTGAGGTGATTCAGCGAGCCGCTAACGTATCCATTGGCGCACCTTGGTGTGCAGCGTTCGTCAACTGGTGCGCCGAATATGCATCTGTCGTAAAAAATGAACGAAGTCCACTTGAAAGCGTGGAGTTCCAGGCGTACGTACCCAGTTACCATAAATGGGCAAAGGATAACGGTCTCACAATCCCGTTTGAAGAGGTCTATCCAGGTTCCATCTTTCTTAAGTGGAGCCTCGACAAACGACGGTGGGGACACATGGGCTTTATTGAGTACCATATTAATGACGGTGTCGTGAGACAGATTAAAACAGTTGAAGGTAATAGTAACGATACAGGTAGTAGTGAAGGGCTGGAGGTCGTAAGACTGGTCAGAGATGTTGATGTTGGAACGTACGCTTTCATTGATTGGAGGAAGAGATGACGCAGGGACCACAAGTATCGGCCTTGTCGCCCATCGAATGGGTACTGCTCAGTATGCTGGTGTTCCGTGCGACTGGGCTGGCTACGTACCCGCTATGGGTTTTTTATGCGGTACTGTTTGGCTGGGTTGCCTTGTTGTACACCGACCTGCATCGCAGGAAGAAAAAGTTGCTACAGATGAAGGAAAAGATTGACGCGGACCTAGACTACCTGCTTGACAGGTTACCAGAACCGCCAGATCCGTTGAACGACAGCAACGTATTCTTCAACTCCAAGGAGATGCATTGAATAAGCCACTACTGGAGAAGAGGCGGTGCAAAGCTTGTCATCAATATCTGCCTGAGAAGAAGCCTGATGGCGGGAATATTGTATACGGCGAAGGCACTGGATACCTTGCGTTGACACCTGAAGGTCGTAAGCTTATGATGAAGAGTATGATAAGTGAGTGGCAACGCAATATCATCGAAGTATGCTCTTACGTCATAGGCAAAGGAGTCAAAGGCGAGCTAACGGCAGACGATAGTGTCTATGTCGCGGCCAGCGAACTTCTGCAAGCCGCCATTGACAATTTCCCGAAGAGGGTAAAGTAGTGAGCGATTGGATCGAAACGTTCTCCGGCAAGAAGTTCCTGCCGCAAGCACCAGATCCACGCAAGATCGATATTGTCGATATCGCACACGCACTGTCAATGAAGTGTCGGTACGGCGGCCACACCAGACAGTTCTATTCCGTGGCCCAGCATAGCGTCATTGTCAGTACCGTTGTGCCAGAAGAGTACGCACTTGAAGGCTTACTGCACGACGCTGCAGAGGCCTATATGCCGGATATACCCAGGACAATGCGTACACACCTGGTTGGGGCAGATGAGTTTGAGAATCAGATTCATTTAGCAGTTGCGCACAGGTTCAGTCTTGTGTATCCTTATCCAGAGATTGTCGTTCAGGCTGACGACAGGATACTGGTGGACGAGGCGCGTGACCTGATGCATAGTTGTGGGGCAGAATGGGAATGGGAATCGTGGGGCTTGTCAGGGAAAGGATACGGCATTAAGGTGAAGCCGGTACTGCCCAAAGAAGCGCACGAGATGTTCGTTACACGTTATGCCTCACTCATTGAGACCAGAGACGTAGAAGACCCGTGGCACTTCAAGTCTATTATGAAAGAGAGGAGAACGAGTAATGACAAGAGAAGAGCTAAGTCGTACTCTTGACGTAGTGTTCCAGGAATGCAGAATGTTGCGCGATGCCGGACAGAAGGAGTACGCCCGTCAAGAAGAAAATGCGTTTGGCAACTTTGAGCGGATTGCCGCATGGCTTGACGGCATGACTATCAACAGGGAGACTGTAGTACTCGTCTACGCACTGAAGCATTTGGATGGCATTCTATCGTACCTGAATGGACATAGGAGCCAGCGTGAGGATGTGCGTGGACGGGTCAATGACCTGATAGTGTACCTGGGCATCCTACGCGGCATGATCGATGAGACCGAAGGATATGGGCACACCTTTGACGATGCATTAGATGACGATGACTTCGACTACGATGAACTTATACCACTGGAGATACCAAGATGAGCGACTGGGGAAACACTTGGACGGACGAGGAAAAGGCTAAGCTGGTCAAGATGAATAACATGAACTACTCTTGGGCAGAGATCGGTGATATGCTCGGGCGATCCGGGAAGTCGTGCAAGAGTAAGTTCGAAAGGATGGTCAAGAAGGGCGTGACCGCTGAGGCTAAAGCGATCAGACCAGAATTTGCTGAAGACTACCATTGGCCGGAAGAGGTTGACTGGCGAGAATGGATTGATATTTGGGGCGAACAGCTTGAGAAAGAGAAGAAGATAGACCCCATTAATACCAAGCTTACCATTAACTTGAAGAAAACTGACGAGCCGATCAATATAGCATTCGCAGGCGATCTGCACATGGGCGGCGGGTTCACCAACCATAGTCTGATCAGGAGCACAATTGAGTTCATCCTGGACACGGACAATATGTACGTTGCACTGGTTGGCGACGTTATTGAAGGGTTCCTGCCCAACTTCCGGTCCGCAGAGGCCAGAGAGCAGATGCCAGCCAGCGTCAAGGCACAGATCAATGCGTATGGCTCGCTGGTGAACGAACTGTTGTCTGAAGGTAAGCTGTTGTGTGCGTCGTGGGGCGACCATGACGGGATGTGGTTTGAGAAGGCTGTAGGTATGAATGTCATCAAGCATACAATACACGACAGGGTGCCGTACTTCAGTGGACGCGGCTTGGTGACTGTTATGCTGGGCGGCCAGAAATACTACATTATCGCCAACCACAGGGAGAACAGCAGGAGCCAGTGGAACAGGACACACCCGTCCCGGCGACAGTTCGACAAGTTCTTCCCAGCCGATATTATGGTGACAGGGCACACGCACTCGCCGTCCTACCAGATGGACTACCAGTTGATGGACGCGAGAGAGGCAGGACTTGACATTGGCGGCAAGGTATGGTATGTTGTTACAGGCACCGCGAAAACGGGGCCGGACGTATACACAATTCGTGGCTGGAATAAGGGAGTGTTCGGTGTACCGACAGCCACACTGTTCCCGGACAAGCACGACATCGAGATGCATTCCAGTCCGTTGTACGCTCACGCATTCACGGAGGGCATCAAAGCACTATGACAACGCAGGACAGTATTGACGAGATCCTGGAGCTAATGAGAACCGTTGTCGATAAGAAAGGGACAACCCATATCTCAGACGGCCACTGCACGTTCGGTGTCGAGTATCCATCGCTATCCAGACAGAGCGATGGTATAACATACTTCTCGGCACTGGACTTACACGGGAGATTCTTTTTTACTGACAAGACGATGAAGGGAGTGTTACAGCGTGTACGTAAACACATCAAAGAGAAGCACGGACTATAACCGTACCTACGTACGACCAGGGTGGCTACCTGAAGATCAAAGGAGATGGCGAGTGGTACAGGAGTTACCACGTTACGAAATTTCTAACGATGGGCTGGTAAGGGTAAGGGCTGACGAAAACAGGCTACCGTTGTACGTTATGCAGCCAAGGTGGACAAAGGGTAGCCTGTGCGTGTTTTTGTTGGGGGCTGACGGCCGAGATAAAGTCAGGAGGATCTACAGGCTCATGGAACAATATTGGCCGAAAGCATGGTATCCGTCTGGGTGGCAAGCACCAGTATACCAGCCTGACCCGCGCAAGGACAGAAGGTTCAAGATTACAGAAGTGCAACGTCAGGAGATAATGCAGTCTGGCTTACGACCACCACAATTGGCAGAGCTATATCCGTTGAACGAACGCACAATAAGACATATCAAGTATGGCAGGTGACTGGAAGACGGTGCGTGAGATACCACGGTATGAGATTGCGCCTGACGGGAAGGTACGTATCCGCGATGGCTTTCGTAACGCCGGATACGTCGTTCAGAGACTTAGACGAGGGAAGCTAGGCTCTGAATACGTTTACCTGTTCCAAGATGGAACACGGTACAAGAGAAGTATCAATTCACTCATTGGCCGATACTGGCCAGAAAAGGAAGATGCCTAATGCCTTACACTCAGCAATGCCACGTAGTAGCATCTGGATCGTTCCCTGACGAGGGGCTGTTTATGTTTGTGCCTAGCAAGACGTACTTTGATTTCGACCAGGAGCCTGGCAAGGTACTGCGTGTTGCACTTGACCCTGATAAATACCATATCGCTGAGCTACCACCACAAGGTTGGTGGGTAGCTGGACTATTGGCTGGAGAAGATTGCTCCAGTGAAGCATTCAAGGGATGTTTGCAATCTATTGACGAGATTTACAACAGCCGAGGTAAAGCCTATGCACTTGCACTGGAAGACGAAGGCTAAGAACCAGAGAGCACAGATGGCAATCTATGAGCAACTAGCAAATATATCGTCCAACGTCGCTGACTTGGCAGTGTTCCAGAGCCAACTATCACAGGACAGATATAGCGAGCTTGTTGAATGGGTTGAAGATATACAGAAATGTATTGAGCTAACACAGTGTAAGCATTGTGATGGAGAGGGTAACGCAGAAGGGCTGGACGTTAAGTGTGCGGCCTGTGCGGGGCTTGGTGTACGGATCTATATATCTGATCCGCCACTACTCATCCAATTGCTCAGTGATTAGAGTATAGCAGCCAACAGTACGGCGGCAACTCCAATCCCGATCCCGATGCCCACTTGGGGGATATTGATTTTCCCTCTTGTGGGCAAATCGGGGTCAATGTTATTCATGCACAATATATCGTCAATAGTTACTGGCATATCGCCAAAAGATACATCACACTTGGCCACACCAGCATCGTCTCTTGATAATGCAATCGTTGGGGTCAGCCCTACCTCATACTTCAAAGACGCGCTACCAGTCCTAGCGTTCGTGTCTATCGTTACCTTGCCGTCCGTGGCTATATATCCGTCCTCGAAGTTCGATCTATCGCTTATCTCGGCTGATACCGTGTCACCTTCAACAGTGACATTGTCGAGTGCGGTTTCAAGCTCATATTCCAATCGGGTATTCATCGAAGACAGAAACTCTATCTGGTGGTTCTGCTCATGGATATAGGCAGTCAGGTCAACAATAACATGATTCATGCTATCGGCAATGGAAGCGAAGAGTTCATTTGAGTTACGATACTCAAATGATATGCGCTCGAATGCATCTCTGGCCTCTGATAACTGTACATGCGTCACGGAATCAGATACGGCCAACGCATTGTTCCTGGCCAGCAGTTCATCTATTGTCGGCTTACCAGACCACCGACCTATCCATATCCCGGCAGATAAGGCTACCACCGTAGCCAAGATTGACCCTACTGTGCTTACTTTCATTAAGATTTCTCCGTCACACCGGTCTGTACGCTCGCTTTCTTCGTATCAACGAATGTTGCCCTGCCTTTATTGATGCCGTATCCACCAAGGCCAAGCCAAGCTATACCGTCACGAAAGCTGTTAACGAATCCCTCCCATTGTGTCCATTCCTGTCCGGCAAATCCAATACGCCAGCCGACAAAAGAATAGCAAACGAAAAGTGAGAGTACAGCACTAATGAGTGCCACACGCCCAGCACTTACTTTATTGGGATCGTCAGGACTCCTAATTACTGACTTTATCATTGTTCACCTGCTGGCTAGTGGCTCTGCACCGCAGACCTGTAGTAATGTAGCTGCACTATGCTGCGTATTGGGATCGTCGTGTACACGTATCGCACACAGCGTCCAGGTGGAGAGTGACACCAAATAGTTAATATCTCGGTCAAACGAGTCCACCCTGTCTCGTAAATGCTCTACATTGCTTGCTATCTCTACATTCTTATCGTAGTTAGCCTGTACTTTATCAGGTAGCGTCGTAAATCCAACAAACATCGCTCCTACCGTAAAGCCGAACGTAAGAACAGTTAAAAGTGCAAGCACATTTCTAGTCGTGTCTGACAGGTTCGAGAACCATCCTCCAGTTGTAGCCATCATAATCATCGCCGCATCCTGTAGATGTTCTAGTGTATGTTCAAAAGATCGTATCGTAGCATCATGTAACCATGATGCCGCTGTTTGGCCAATGTGGTGTTCCATAACCCACACCTATGCTATGAGACAGCAAGCGTTACATCTCCCTCTCCCCAGATTTCACCTTTTTCGCCAGTATAAATACTGCTATTTGCTGACAAAAGTATCTGAATATCATAATACCTGTGCGTAGAGCCAATGGCCCTGGTATCGGCAGGCACTAAGTCAAACCTCAAGATCGGGTCTCCATCACCACTGCCATCGTCCTCAAGTTGGCCGGTCCCAGGGACGTCGGAAGTTGTGATTTCCTTCTGGATGATTGCGTCAATATCGGCGTCTGATTCGTCGTCCTTGATTGTCAACCATCCCTTGGTAATATACACACCAATCGGTAGATTGCTCGCAGTACGATCAATCGTTCGTCGTATAAGTAATGAGTCGCCAGTGGCAAACCCTGAAATCGTCGCAGAGAAATTAGGCATCGTCCCAAACCTCGTAGTCTACATAGTTCAATATAACCGTATCTGTGTTAGACAGCAACAACGACATTGTTGCCTCGTTTTTGTGCATAGCGACAAATGACGGGACAAGTATGTTGGAAAGATTTCCAAACAATGTCGCTGTCCCTGTAATGGAGGCCGATGCCCCTCTGATTACATTGTGTATTTCTGCTATCGTTGCGGTTGCTGAAATACTTGCCGACGCTCCGAAATCAATCACAGCGTCTGCCGCTGTCGTGCCGATGCCAAAGATAGCAGAAGCACCAGTCCTGACTCTTGTTGGTGCGGCATTAACAGTCGCAGAGCCGGTTATCGTCGCAACGCCAAACTCTAACGTGCCAGTACGTCCAGTGGCCGAAACCGTTGCTGTGCCTGTAATCGCGGCAGTGCTCGCCAGCGTAATGGATGCACCAGCGGCGACTGTAGCTGTCCCAGATATACTGGCAACCCCAGAAACCGCACCGGCCAGTGAACCAACAGCGTTTACCGTAGCTACGCCGGAAATACTGGCTGTGCCGCCAACATCCCTTGTTCCGACAGCATTCACAGTCGCTGTCCCAGATATACTCGCGACACCAGATAGTGCGCCAGTCACCGAACCTACAGCATTAACTGTTGCCGTACCAGATATAGAGGCTGCACCAGGAACGTCCTTAGATGGCACAGCGTTAACGCTTGCTGCTCCTTGGACGGAAGCGGAAGCGGCAAACAAGGCAGTTGCTGTTGCCGATACAGTCGCTGTGCCTGAGACACTTGCGGTGGCAGAGTGTATTGTGCCGCCGCCTGTCTGGTCAGCCTTCAGTTCCGTGTCGAGGGCGGCAATGTCGGCGTCGGACAACGCGGTGTTGAATATCGCAGCCGCGATCAGATACCCGCCGGTCATGTACAGCGATGGCGTCGCGCTGGACGTCGCGCCGAACCGGAGCGGGAGCGCATTGGCGAGCGTTGCTGTCGTGCCGTCCGTGCCGGGCGAGCCCGTGCCCGTACCATTCAGGAACGCTTCGAGATCGTCGTCCGTCGTGTTCCGAACACCCACGACCGTGACTTCCGACCCGCCAGTGCCAGCGTCACCCGTGACATCGACCGCGGCGTTGCTAGACTCCGATATATATACGGTGCAGGTCTCGTTTGAATTCTGCTTGATCCTATACCCTGGATTCGCGCTCCCGTCGTCCTCCACTTTGGCTATGAGGTACTGTGTACTCGTAGGGTTGTCGATTGGCCGGAACGCCACCGCGAACGTGAAATCATCGGCCGCGCCGAAGTCGAGGTCCGCGTGGTCCGCTACCTCGAAGTAGTCGTCATTCTCGACATACATCAAGTTCCGGTTGACGACCCCAACCTCGGCCACATTGTTGCGGGTGATTGTCATCGTTACGGCGTTGGAACTGTTCTCGACGTAAGACGTAGCGTTAGATGCAAGCGACTCGTTCACGAAGTCGCTGTGGTGGGCCAGCGTGCTACCAAGATCGCTGTACGCCTTGATGTCGTAGAATACGCCGACTGGAGCACTCGCTGACAGCATACCAATGATATTCAGCCACCCGTCACTCGCGTCCGTCGCGCCGGTGTTCGCGTCGGTCTGCGCCGTGCCGAGTTCCGTCCATCCGTCAGTGTCCAACACACGCCAGTAGAACCGGCACTCGCTCTGACTCGATCCGTTGTCCTGATCGAACGTGACACGAAGCTTGCGGCGCACACCGTCCGTGAAGCTGATCGCAGCGGACGATGTGTACGTGACGTTCGTATTGGATACGCGGCGAGTAACGAACAGGTAACCGTTGTTGATCCCGAACGTGAAGTCTATGTCCGCATCGGAACCACGCTTCACCCAGAATATCTGGTCACTCGCCACAACCCAATCGTGCAGCGCAACGTCGTAGTGTAGCTCCTGGTCGCCCGTTATTCGTGCGTGGGCATCATCAGCGGTCCAAATGCTCCCGCTGTAGTCACTCGAAACTGGACGGAATACACCCTGTTCACCTTCTGTGGAATAATCCACGAACACGGGATCGTTGCTGTCTGCACCACCAGTTGAGCCGAACTGCGCGTGGTGCCCGTTCCCGCTCTGGTCAGGCCACGACTGACCGTCTGTCGATGGGTCGTACCTGTCGGCGTGCCACCAGGCTATCGCTGTGCTTAGAATATTGGTTGGGACTGTGCCAACAGCACTGACTGTAGCTGTACCAGATATACTGGCAGTAGCCACTTTTTCTACAGCACTAGACGCACTGACTGTAGCTGTGCCAGTAATTGCTGCAACACCAATTACAGTTTTCGATGGTGCCGCAGATACGGTTGCAGTACCGGAAATACTTGCAGTCGCCGCCTTCTCAACCGACCCAGGAGCATTGACAGTTGCCGTGCCTGAAATGCTGGCCGAAGCTGAGTGTATTGTACCGCCACTAACTGTTTGGTCGGCCTTTATTTCCGTGTCGAGAGTCGCCATGTCCGTATCGGACAGGGCAGACTGAAAGACCGCTACAGCGATGACTGGTCCAGGATAGAAATATGAGTAATTACCGGAATTGTAGTCCACACCAAACAGAAGCGGGTATGGATTCGCCATTCCAGCGGTTAGATCGTCGGTGTCCGGGCTTCCTGATCCAGTCCCGTCCACGAACGTCTCTAGTGTGCTCCCTGCGACTCGGACGAAGCCCGACCCAATGTCGCCCGCGACCTCGGACCCACCAGCCAACGCGTCGTAGGCCCACTGATCGTTGTCGCCCTGAATCATACTCTGGGCTTCACCTGTCGTTCCTGTCCGGAGGTAGTATCCATGGTTGCCCGCGGAGTTTGTTTGTGCCTGCTTCTTTTGGAGAATGATTCTGGTGGCGGACACTACCGACAGGGACCGATAGGCAACGTACACAGTCCAGTCATCTGTGAGGCCGGGGTCCAGGTCCGCATGGTCAGCGACTTCGAAGTAGTCGTCGCCGGTCAGCAGCCACAGATTCCGATTGACGACCACGGGTTCGAGTGCGGTGCCGCGATAAACCGTTACCGTGTCGCCATTGGATGACGACTCCGTAAAACTTGCGACACCGGGAGTGACGTTGACCTCGTCCGTACAGTCGATGTCTACAAACGCAGTCCCGTCGATCCCGTTACGCAACGTCAGTCGATACAGGTCGCACGTTTCGACCGCAATCCCCGCCTGCACTGTACCGAAGTTCAGGTCATTTGTGCTGTCTGTAATACTGGTGGTCGCACCACCTGTGACAGTAGAGCCTAGCTGGGAATAGGAACCGCCAGGCACGCGTGTATAGAACTTTACATCGTAACCACTCGCACCGTTGTCGATATCAAGCGTGACCTTGATCTGTAGCCGGTCCCCATCCGACACAGACGGTGCGGCGGTAGACTCCGCGAATCGCTGCGTGCCGGATTCGTTCCAGTAAAGGATGAAGGTGCCACCCGACTGAACCCGTACACCATAAACGATTCTAGATCCATTATACTTCTGAAATATGTAATGGCCCCCGACAGTCCAGTCATTCAGCGCAACATCCAGTTCTACTTCTAAGTCGCCGCTTGTATAACGCGTGGACGGATGATTAGTGATCTGAAGCCTGTTGTCTGGCAACCCGCCAACCGAGTTGTAGCAACCGATATACTGCGTCCCGTCATACGGCAGGAACGTCGGATCATTACTGTCAGCCCCACTCGACGACCCCAACTGAGCATGATGCGCGTTCCCGCTCTGGTCCGGCCAGGACTGTCCGTCTGTCGATGGGTCGTATCTATCCGCGTGCCACCATGCGATGGCCGTACTGAGGATACCTGACGGTACAGTACCGACAGCATTTACTGTAGCTGTACCTGATATTGATGCGGATGCTGAGTATGCAAGCGTGGCTGCGGCAGTTGTGGTGGCCGTGCCAGATACTGAGCAAGCACCGCCAACATCTCGTACAGGTGCTGCGTTGACAGTAGCTGTGCCTGAAATGTCTGCGACACCTGTAATAACTTTTGTAGGTGCGGCTGAGACGGTGGCAGTACCAGTAATGGCGACTGTTCGTGCAATGCCCAGAGATGGTGCGGCTGTGACACTGGCTGTACCGGATATGGAGCTACTGCCGACCACACCTTTTGACGGGACAGCATTAACGGTTGCTGTGCCGGATATAGATGCGGCCCCCTGCTCTATAGTGCCAGTCGTTCCGACAGCATTGACAGTTGCCGTACCGGAAATACTACTGACGCCAGTAAGTATCTTTGATGGAGACGCTGTGACAGTTGCAGTGCCAGATATGCTTGCAGAGTTATTACGGTCTGCACTTGGGACTGCGTTTACTGTTGCGGTACCGGATATATCTGCCAAGCCGACCAGGTCTAACCGCGCAAGACCGCCAGCAGTCGCAGTTCCTGTTATATTGCTAACTGCAAGCAGCATCAATCCGCCAGTGACATTGACAGTGGCAGTACCTGAAATTGCCGACACCCCAGTTCTTCCCCTGGAAGGCGTGGCAGTTGTGGTTGCGGTTGCGGTAATTGCCGCTGACGCTGACAGTATGCGTGATGCAGATGCTGCAACAGTAGCTGAGCCGGTAATGGAGGCCGCACCGGTAACCTCTGTGGCTACTGCACCGACCCAGCCCGTTGTGCTGATTGTAAAGTTATCAAGCCTAATCTCTGACGCGGCATCCATCTGAGTGCCGATGTCGCCAAGGAATACACCGTCAAGTGGACGGTTCAGTCCTTCACCACTGATCGTACCGGAGTTAATGGTCGAGTCGTTGACCCGCCATTCCCAAGCGGTATTCGTGATGTCCCAGCGCATCTCCAGCCGATAAAGCGTATCGACTGAGATATCTACGGATTCAAAGTTGGTGCTTCCGCCGTCGTACCATATCTGAGCTTCAATCCGCAGAACGCCGCCAGACGTCTTGTACAGGATATACTGGTAAAACTTCTCGTCCTGCGAATCACGGGTGGACAGAAAGTGGACGCTGTCCGAGTTCGCTAGCGACTCCGACTCGATGATGACTTCCAGCCGGGAGTAGTGGATCGGCAGTCCGTCTGTCGCACCGCCCCAGTCACGGTGCAAAACATAGCTGTCCTCACCGCCGACAGATGCTATGCGCAGACATTTATCACCCCACCAAGCCGGTGCGTTGGTGACTGAACTGGTCGGATAGTCGGAGTCCAGGACAGCAGAGCCAGTTACTGTCTCACCGATACTCCACGTTTCGTCGTAGCCAGTAGCCTCGAACCGTTCGTCCCACAGGTAGATCCCTGTGACAGTAGCAGTTGGCGTGGATGTGGCCGTACCGGAGATACTGGCAGAGGCAGACTTGGTGACGCTGGCACCGGCAACTACAGTAGCTGTGCCGGATATGGATGCTACACCATAATCTATCGGGACTTTAGCTACGGTAATGCGAGGCGTAACTGAATACGCGTCGGTGGCAGAACCGGCATCGTATACCCTGAAATCCAGTGTGTCACTGTTATTGACATCCGCATCAACAATGTATACACAGAACTCACACTCGAAACAGTCGTTCTTTGTGGCAATAGTTGACTGTGCGGTTGCGCCGTCTACCTCGTCTGCGTAGCCAACGCCCTCAAATACGCCGGCAGATCCAGCACTCAGAAGCTGAGTAGAACATGTGTCACCGTCAGCATACTGACTGGATAGTGTGGCCTGTACGACGCTTGACGATCCCGTGACCGCTGTTTCTTCGCCAGCGAACGATCCGCTATTACGAGATACATAAAGTGTAGGGGTGAACGACGCTAGTTTGTCGTTTGTCTCGTCAAGGACGAACCGGATACGGAACCTGTTACTGGTACCGGTCCCGATGGCAGATGCTGGGTTGGTGTCTTGTACGGCCAACCAGCCACTATCGGTATTGAGTGCGGCAGAATCGTCACGAACCCGGAAGTGTACCTGGTTCCAAGCTGGAGCACCAGCCGTTATCTCACGCGCTATCTGTACTGAACGCGGGATGGGCCAAATATCAGGCGGAGTGACTACCCACCAATCACTCATCTTTGGCCTCCTCTCTCAACCGGTCCCAAAGCGCAAGGAATTCGTCACGCCGTGGCATCCATCTACCGGCACGTACACAGGATATCAGGTGTCCGAAATGGGAGAGTTGGTCCACAAGCCCGGAGTCGCCAACTTCATACCAAAAGCCTAAATCTGACCGGTACAAATAAAAATCACCATTACCGACCAGTGCTTTGTCTGCCGTGCTTTCTACGTGCGGTTGAGATACAGCTACACAGCCCCACACAGGGGATTCGTGCGGCTCTCCGTCTGTGTCGCTGAATGTACTGCCATCATCGTAGTAAAGACGCCAACGGAACATATAACGGTCTCGCAATGCTTTACGTAGGTGAAGTTCCGGCGCGTCTCTCCAAGTAGTACAGAATTGAGAATACACAGGCCAGGAGCACACCGATGATAATGTTAATCACACCAGGGACGAACGAGATCATCCCGGAGAACAGTGCCCCAAGTGACCAGCCAAGGAATCCGCCGAGCAGCATCGCTGCAAGCCATCTCCAAGCGTAAAGCCACCCTACAGTAATATATTTCACAATCCCCCCAAAATTAGCGCAAGCGCATGTACAAGAAACGTGGGTGTCCAGAAGTCGAAGAACCCGTCGATAACCTTCTTTGGCGGGATCGGCGTACCGTACTTGATCCTGTCTGCGATGTACGGCTCTAAGTCTCTGGTCTCGCGACCAAGGAAATAGGCAGTGGCAGCAGTGGCACAGACTGTCCAGTTAACACCAGAAGTAAGAAGGCCAATGAGAGCCACAATGAAAAATATAAGAAGGCCAAGAAACCCATGACCTAGCCAAGTCTTCCAATTGACATCAGTGATCCAGTCAAAAGACGAGATAATCCTGTCCTTGAAACCCATCTGCTCCTCCTGGGATACGGATTAGTGTAGCTGGGGCCGTTTGTCTGACCCCAGCCACACACGATTGAACGTTACTTACGCAAGCGTAATGTCAAGGTCGCCAGTGGCAAACTTGAACGTATCGTCCGTATCTACAGCCTTAGAAGCACTAAGTGCTCCGTGGAACAGAAGGTTGCCGGTCGTGAGGGCATCATAGACACCGAAGTTGGCAATAGTGCCCCAACTGGCAGTGGCCGTCGTAAACGTGATATCGCCGTTGTTGTCCGTAAGGCCGTCAACGTGCGTATTCCAGTACGGCGACGTAGCACCGTCGTTCTCTACAAGCTCCCTGGCGTACGAGCCTGTGCCGGTCGGCTCATTGGCGGTTCCGCTGTTATCCTCGCCAAACGTCGCCGTTGCAAGCGCGATGTACGTCGAAGGCGCGGTATACGCCGTATTCTGAAACAGAAGGTCGGCCAGCTTACCTTCCAAGTAGTTACTCATTGCTGACATTATTCATTCTCCATAAGTTGTTAGTTGCGCAACCACAACATTGGTGCAAATATAACACTATAGCTTGGCATACGCAAGCGAAGCATTTTATTCATCTTGCACCAGGCAGGAACGCGTCCCATTCCACGAAATCTTCTGCGTCAGGGGTCATACTTGCCGTTCTATTTGCAGTTGACTGTGAATACCACGAAACACCGTAAGGGTCCGTGTCCGGGTTACCGGTGACACTAAAGCTACCGTAAGCTGTGTCACCAGACCAGTTAGTCACCTTCAGTCTTATTTTATCGTCTGTGCCTTCAAAGCCAGAGACAGACAGGACGCTGTTGATGTTTGAATACGTCACATCTACATCTCCTATATCGTAATCTGCATCTATAACCCATTCGTGTGTTGCCCTGGTTATCCACCCTTCAGTTGCATTATCGTAGCTCTGGATTGCAAGGTTAAGCGTGACCTGTCTTGGCGGCTTACCGGACAAAGTGGGCGCACTTAGCGTGATATTAACGTCAAACGTTACCGTGTACGAGTCGTCGTGCGCTGGCAGTGTCTCGGTCGTCAGGTTGGCCTCTTTGGTGGTTGTCGCCCAATCTAAGGCGCGAATCGAACCAGCCGCAAATCCAACATGCTCCAACGTTGCAGTGCCAGTCTTCTGGTACAATTGGGCACGTAGATCAAATCCGGTATTGTCAAGGTTGACAGCCTTACGGTCCATGTAAACAGGTATCGTCGTTGAGAATGACGTATCACTCCAGTTGGCCGTACGCGGCTCACTGACAGCCCCACCACGTATGACAACCACCGGGGTATCTACAAATGCTGGCGAGAATGTTACAGAATCGCCATGTTGTCCAATGCCAGACTGTCGCGATGCAGTAGAACTGAATGATCTGTTCGCAATTGGTCTGAATTCGTCAATGGAGCCACCAGCATCCCCAATAGTTACAGTCTGCGGGGCTACTACCCACGCAGAAAATGTCGCGCCTGTCCGTGACCGGACAGCAACATTCCAAGAGCCATTAGGGAAGTTGGACGCGATAAGCTGTTCGTCCCCAATAGGTGCGGTACCAACGATGAAATAATCCCCACTGGACGTAGTCAAACGCCGCCCAACCTCATGCACTGCTGTCCCGCCAGTCTGGTCGGTCCAAGACGTTGTGATAACACCAGACACCTCACTCACGGAAACACCAGTTGGCGCAGTTGGTGTAGACCCTGACGCATAGGCAACAGCACCAATGGTCCCACTGTCGTGTGCTGCTCCGTCCAAGTTGGCGTTCGTCGGTGCCCAGCCAGCCTTTACCCACTGATGGAGTGCTTGCGGGTTATACGATGTATTCCACGCACCTGTATTCATCAGCCGGAATTCGGCCATCATATTCGTAGTGGTACCTGTCCCACCAAGGGACGCATCCCACGTTGCGGAGTTTCTTGTATTGTCCAAGAACGAAGGGTTCTCATCTACATCATTAGCACCGTAATCAACGCCATACGACGCCGTTGAAAACGTTACTTCGTATGGTCCTTGTCCTGCGTATCGCCCACCGCACAGATACGAACAATTATAGTCCGCACCGGAGGCAGTCACGATGTCCGCAACCGGATCAGTCGGTTCTTCCGCCGTAAGCGCACCATCACCACTTGTAACCGCCCACGCAAGATTGCTCTTAAGCTCTGCAATCATTCCAGCATGTCCTGCGTATGTCTCACCTACAGTTACGCCGGTGGAGTACCCATGCTGGCTACCTTCAACGCAAAACGTGTTATGCAGTGCCTTGACTGTTAAGAATGAGCCACCAGCACAAGTAATCATTGTGCCTGATTGATCGCCAGTACCCTGATTGGGCAAGACGATACAGTTCTGGACAGTGACAGTTTTAGCTTCCGATGGACTACCCATCCCCATACAGTCACCAACTGCACTTGATCCCGTGTACTCAAAGATCCAGCCATCGTGCGTTGTGTTGACAACTCCGGTATTGGATGCGTGCGGCAAACTCACGAAGTGTGGATTCGTGGTGTCTGTATCAGTAATGAAATAATTGTTGAGGCAATTGAACGGGAAATTGGCGGAGCCTACCTGCTCTTTCCAGATCAGATTGTTCTTGAAGCTGGCAGGCATCTGTCCTGTAGCGGACAGTGCGACAGGACTGCCTGCCGTGGCTATTACATTATCCTCAATCGTATAATCTTTAAGGTTGTATCCAATAGTCTTGTCAACATAGTTGCGCTGGAACGATCTCGTGCCACTTGTTAGTGGTGCACTATAGTGTGACAGGAAGAACGAATAAGAACCTAACCCATTCTTAAAGTTGTTATCGTTGATAATCGTTGAGTACCCATCTACGGAATGACCAGCCTGACGGAACTCACCACAGCCATCAAACGTGCAGTGCGTAACGACCAAACTGGGGCATACAGTAGACGATGGATATGGCGAAAACCCATAATTCGACGCATCTCCAATATCGTAGAAGTCAGTATACGTAGCTACAACCATCCCACCACGTAGCCAGCCACCGTTGGAGAATCTGCCATTCCCGCCAGAGGTGTTCGACTGGCAGGTGCACCTGGAGCCAGAGGTGCCATTGAACGACAGTCTGCCTACAGGGTTAGCGTTGTGGCCTGTGCCAAGTGTCCAGACGTACGTGGTAGTGGTTGGACTAGCACCACTGGAATCGAACGTTATTCCACCACCAGCACTCACATCTGCATTGATCCCATTGGTCTGTAAAACATTACCTTTTACAGTAAGTGTAACACCAGATGCAATAGTCAATGCTGCATTAAGAGTCAGGACAATAGACGTAGAGTCACCTGGACTGTCGCCTATCGTTGTGTTCGTGTTCACTGTGACAGCGTGGTTTACTGTTGCTGTGTCACCATCTCCGGGAGGCCCAGATCCGCCCCATGTAGCAGTAGAACTCCAGTTCCCTGATTGCGTGGTTGTAAACGCTCCTCCTCCACCACCACCACCAACACTATACTCGTCAGCACCAATGTCCCAAGAAGACCGAGTCTCTCCATCTATATCGTCCGTAAAAGTACCAGATAGGTCTGTGCCAGCACCATAACCACTATCAGCAGTTGAGTTCAGGTGATAGTCCCTTGATGCCAAGGTCGCATTAGTATCGTCAACGTAGTCAATCGTCGGCGTGTCGGAGCTATCGATGCTGTTCGTGCCCCAATATGTGACACCGGACGCATCGCCGTCCGTTAGGTTGTAGTCGGACGCGGAGTCGATGTTGCTGACCGTCGAGCATACGACTGTGCAATTCGTGACCCGTACGTTCGTAAGTTTGTGCCCACCGTAGGAATTGTAGACACCCTGGTAGCAGTCGTCTATGGTTACATTTTCAGCGATGATCTTCGCGCCCGTCCCGGCGTTACCAATCCCGTTCTGGAGGCCGTAGAGGAGCGAGTTCCGGACCCAGATGTCGTGCAGCGGCTCAGAGTTCCAGATCCCATCCGGTGCGGCGGGCTTACTGGACGGTCCCATCACGATCAACTTGTCGATCTCGGTCTGGCCCACCGCATCGAGTGACGTTCCAGATTGATATCCACTGGCGTTCGACCCGGCAGACGTCAGATTGCACTGAATCCCGTCGAGCATCAGGTAGTTGACGGAGTTATTCGTGATCGTGGCGGCGGAGTTGACCAGTCTGTAGCACGAGGTGCTCCACACACCTCCGTGATCATCCACCGCCCGAACGATTACTCTGTACGTAGCACTCGTGGTAATCGTAGCCGAGATGCTACAGGCAGTCGTGTCCTCGAAGTTGTAGCAGTCTAAATAGATGTTCCCAGGATTCCCTGACCCGTTGTCTGTGGTCAGGTCTACCCCGTTCAATCCAGCGAACGCCGCGTTCAGACTTGCGTAGTCTCCGCCGGACGACTTGACGGTGTATGTAACATCAGCCATGACTCACTCCGGGTTGTTCAGCCAGTAAATGCTTCGCTGGCTTTGGAAGTAGTTCTCGTTGTCCAGCTTCGGTGTGTAGTACCACGCATCACCGTTCGTCCGATCCTGCGCGTACCAGATGCCCTGGATCAGCGTGTCCGCCATCGTCCAGTAGGTGCTGTCACCCGTCTCCTTGAACAGCCAGGCGAATAGAGTGAGAGCCATCCCGGACTGCTGTACGCCAAGATCGTACAACCCGCCAACATGCCCCCAGTAGGTCGAATGTTCGGCGGGGTGCGCGGCGTAGTGGACCTTCTGATCGATCAATGGCGCACCGTCGCCCATTGACAGAGAATCATTTTGGTGGTCATAATGGTACTGCCACGCCAGACGGTAAACAGCCGAATCATCTATAGCAGATGGGAACGTGTCTACCCCGCCACCCCATGAATACTTCGTGGTGGAACGGTAGCGTCGGAGCCACACGATCATACTGTCCGCTACGTGGTGATTATTGAGTCGCGCCGTATCAATCAGCGATGTGTCTACTCCAGCCATATAGAGAATGTTGTGGTCGTCTCCAGGGTTCGTACCACCATACCCTGGCTCGTATCCACCGGGGGCTTGGCCAACATACACAGAATCACGGAAGTACTGAGCAGCCGTCTCAGCCCAAGATAACACAGAGTCGTAGACATCACCAGTATCTGCTTGAATGATGAGATCGACGTATCGCATCAGCGTATACATCGCCGTATGATGGACCTGCCACGCTACATGCGCATCACCGTAGGTAGTCAGCGACCATTTCCCGCGCCTTCCGCTTCTGTCCTGCACGTAGTCCGCGAAATACAGCAGTGAGTCCAGACCTTCTGTGAATGCACTCTCCCATGTACCACTCGGAAGATACTGGCTGTATCCCGTCGTGTCGTAGTCGAGCCAATAAGCCATAAACAGGCCGAGAGCTACCCTGCCCTGCGTACGCGCATCACCCCAGTAGTCGCCACTCCACCAGCCAGTCCCGTTGTCCACGAAACCCGTGTAATCGAACTTCGCCGCCTGCTGAGCTACACGCAGGTCAACAGTGTCACCAGTAAGACGATAGTGGACGTTCAGTCCTTCTGTGAACTGTCGGTACGGTTGGATTGAAGAGTTCGGTGCCCAGTAACAGTCCCGGATATGGCGCAGGTAAGAGTTACCTTTGTTCATCCACGCCGTGTCGCCAGTTCGCCACCACTTCGAGTACATGATGAGCGGTCGGTCGTAATAGGTGTGGCCTTCTACGAATAGCTGCGCACACAGTGAATCAGCGACGGTATAGAGTGATGTCCAAAGTGTCGAACTGCGACCGCTGACAGACCCCGCCGAATCCGCCAGCACTGAGTCTGCCGTCCAGTCAGCCCAACGCCACAGCCCGTACCAGAAGTCGTAAATACTGTCGAATCGTGTGCCCCAAGTCATGTTTGAGACGCCGATATCTGCAAGATACGGGTATCCTATAATGTCAGCAATCACTGCTGAGTCAGCAGAGGAAAGACCAAGATCCCCCAAACCTGGCGTACTTCCTGGGGCATTCATAGCAACTACGTACGGCTGAGGCTCTCCAAGCCCCCACGATGCCCACATAGACACGGTAGTGGCAGAGTCAAGTACTGTCGCACCAGCCACGGTATCGTATGTCATTACAAGCACAGAGTCTGTCGCTTGGTTAAAAAATACAAGGCGTCCTGCACCAGTAGTTGCGACAGGGAATAACGATGTGTCCGGGACTATAAGACCGTCTACTGTATCCAAAGAAGACACAACATAGACAAATATCGCAGCACCGAACGTAGTGTCACGCTCTGCGATCTCACTCATCCACGCATCGTACTTTTCCTGCTGGTTGATTTCATGGTACACGCTGAACTGGTTGAGTCCCAAGAATACGAGTCCCATGACCAGCCAACCGATTAACCCGTGGCTTCTACTCATCGTCTTATTACGCTTCCTATCACCGAGTCGTTTTCGTTCGGCGTAAATGTCGTCCAAGTGGTCGTACCCAAATATTCCCAACCGCCAGAAATTGCACGGCGTATAGCTACAATGTTCTTTGCTAACGTAGCCAAGCCATCTCCAAACCTGGTTGTATCAGTGCCAACGTATGCCAAGTACCTAGACAGCGATCCGGTACCTGTGGCCAAGTCGGTCAGTGTAATTGAGCCTGCCGGCACGGTGAAAGACGCGCCGTTCGGGTGAGTGAATAGCCAGTCCTCCCCACCCCAATACATCCAGCCGTCGTCCGTTCCCTCAGCACCGCCACTTGAGTTACGTACAGGCGATACAGGGATATATCCACCAGAAGCTATCTCACCTGTTGGCGGCAATTCATCGTCGTCCAATACGTTGCTCACCTCTGCCAAGAACAACGCACCGTATCCAGAGGTTGTAATGGCAACTGCTCCCACGTATACCAAGTTGCTACGCCTGATGCTAGTGAGGTGTATTGGGCTAGTGGTAGCCATTGTCTGGGCCAACACTTCCGACAAAGTCGGATAGTCAAACATATCAGCCTTAACCTTCACACCGATGACATCATCGGTCTGAGCGGACCAAGCCATTGACACCAATCCGGTATATGAGACCTCTGGCACGAACAAGACAATGGTATTGGCACCGCCAGCAGGCAGATCCGGGACAGTACCAGTAGTGACAGAGTCAGACACCATGTCCGATTTGACGCCTACTTTGTTAACTGAAATAATACCAACATTATAAGTAACCCCAGGCTCGACGGGCCCGATCATAGCCAACTGCGAGCCTGACGATGCTTGGAATGGATATACAATCCCTGATAGTTGCCATTCGCTTGCAGAGGCTTTCTTGTAGAATACTTTTTCATGGTCCAGATTATACGCAGCACTCTGTGTCCAAGTCGCTTTGATTTGCTGGACCATTCGGTCGCCACTGTCAAGCGTTAGCCTGGTAGTATCGTCCGACAGCAACGTCAAGCTGGTGGCAGACGGAACGTACAGTGGGCTTGGAATATTCGTGCCAGGGTTCTCGTTCGGCAGATACGTGCCGGCTGTCGTGTAAACGTTGGAATCGTATTCCTGTAGTGTCAGGTCTATCGTGTTGTCTTCAGCAATGCCAATTGACATTACCCAAAACAACTTCTGATCCCAGCCAGCACTATCGTCTGTCAGCTTGACAACGCTACCGATATTCAGCTTCAAGGCTTCTTCGCGTGCCTTCAGCTTAACAACAGTATTGTTGCGTGCCTCTTTGAGCATGATTTCGGCAATACCAAACGCTACAGCAGGATGGCTGCTCAGCGGCAATTCATACTTCAGCCTTGACTCTATGTTATTGTCTTCAGTAAGGTACGGATTAGAGGCACCTGGTTCTGGGTAGATGATAGTGTCTACGGTCCAGTCGGCATGAGGGTTCAGAAACGTGATTTCTACAACGTTTGGTGTATCTTCTGATCCAGGCCTGAATATTTCTATTGAGTCTATGTTCGTACTGGCATCAAGCTCAAACGTTTCTGCTGTTTCAGGCTGTCTGATCCACAGGAAAAACTTGCCGTTCTCCCAGTACAGGCTACCGCGCATTGCCGCCAAAAGTGCTTCGATGTTGGCCCTATGCCCAGCATCGGTCATCAGCGCACCTGATGCGATATACGGGTACGTATTGGCCTCGTCCACAATCTCCCACGACATATTCGTGTCAGCCGATGGGAAGTTAGTAGTCACGCCGATCAGCAGTAGTGAGCCTGACAGCAGGGACGGGTTGGACGCAAAAGTATAGTCGCCAGCGTTTGCGCCAGATGTAATGCGTAGCGTGTCACCAGCCTTTGCGTATGTCAACAGTGCAACAGTACTTGGGTTGGCCCAGTCATCGGCAGTAGCAACTGTTGTGCTACCTGCCGTGTTCAGCCCTGTACCTGACGCCACAACAAGATCGAATGCGTCAGAGCTACCGTCGCAATAGTTTGCAGCGGAGATAAATGATGTAGAGTCAATCTCTGTTGAGTCAATACCGAGACCGTACCTGTCGCTAGTGAGATAGTCGTACAGGTTGAGTGCCGGATTGTCTGACGCTGCATAAGTGACTGGTTCGTCGCGTATATCCGCCACCTTTATACCGTCAACAATGAATCTAAGGTCTGGCAGTGCGGAGAACCGAGCATTATTTGCATCGTCAGCGAAGTCATACTTGAACTTGTTGACCATGTAGGCCAAACCGTTACCCTTGGATGTGGTCGGCCAAGCCTGCGATGACGCATCGTTCATCATCGGGTCAACAGCGTTGTCGGCACTTGTGCCTGTATGGGCATTGTACCAATATAGACCTTGGTACTTATAGGCAACGCCATTGCCACTGCCACCGTTGCCTGCAACGCTGTACGTGCCATTCGTAAGGTCGTTGGCCAGACTGACGCCGCCTTCGGACGCCAAGATAACGTTCTTGACTCCGCCAATACCGTACCCGTTGTCAGGTGCCACACTGAGTACGTTGACGGTATAGAGATATTCGCCGTTTGTCCCGCCTGCGAATATGTCAGCGATTACTGATCCAGTCTTAACGTTCGTGCCGTACAGGATCGGGAGTGCCGCCTGAGTGCCCCTTGTTGTGGACTGGATGCCCATCTGGTCTTTGGCAAGCTTCTCTTCAAGTGCGGCTTGTGCCAGGAGACTGCCAGCGTATGCTATAGTCAGTGCGCCTACGTTATAGGCAATCAGAGCTAACCCGGCAAGCGGAGGGGCAAAGATAGCCAGTGCGGTACCGGCCAACATCAGTAGTGAGCCAAACGCTCCCTTTTGACTACCCATTACGGTGCTCTGTATGCAACATAATCATCTAAACCCCAGAACAAGTGTGTTGCCACGCACACGAACCTATTATCTAGTTCATCGGCAACCATAGTGTTTTTCCCACAAACGAGTGCGATATTCTGGAACCCATCCGACTCCGGTTCCTTCGGGAATATCAAGTCACCGTGGACAGTGCGCGACAAGGGAACCTCGTACCCGCCGACAGATTCTAGTTGCTTTTGGATCAGCCCTATTCTGTCGTATACGAGAGCAGCATCTTCCCTTGTCGAATATTCAGGTACTAGCTCTCCTAGTATATCCCAGCCAGTCGATATTTCCCAAGCTCTGCGTGCCATCCAAACGCAATCCGTATCACCGAACACGAACGGAGTATGGTCTACAGTCTCTTGGGCAAATTTGACGATTTCTGCCGGTACATTGAACTTTCTATATTCAGGCACTGCTATTACCCCCACGGTATACTGCCAGAACCAGGCCAGTTCCAACCCCAACCGCCAGTACCACCAGAATAACCAAGGTTCGTGGCAGACTGTCCCCACTGAATTGTACGCTCGTTGAGCTTCGGGACATTCTGGAAAAATGTATCGCCAGTCGAATCGCCACTACGCTTCAGCATATCATTATGCGACGTAATGTTAGACATAACACTGCGTATATAGTTTACTTTCGTAAGTTTCGTCACAGCGCGTGTGGATACTGTGACAAGGCCAGGCTGGTCACCTGCCTGACTGGACGTTATAGAGTACGGCTCTTTCTGCACACCATCGAACACCAGTAGCGGGGAGCCGATTATAGCACCTGTGTCGTCATCCAGCCAAGCTTTCCAAATCTTAATTGGGCGGCCCCGCATGTTGTTCGCAAGGACAATAGCAATGATCGTCTGGTCCACGCCGTCAAGCGATACATCAACACCCATGCCGGCAAAGTCTGTGTTCTCTGTAACCGAGGCAACGGACAGAGCGAGGCCGGACCCTACAAATGTCTCCGCACCGGACCCGACATCTGCATCGATATCGTGTGCGGCGTTTGTGAGGCTTACCGACTCTTCAGAGTCTCCGTCCCAATAGTATATCTTCAGGAGGTCAACAACTGTAGAGTATGCGGCAGAAACGCCAGATGGTACGGTTCTGGTCATTGCGGTGCCTCTCTAAACGAGAGAGAGAAGCCTTGGTACCAGAACGCATTACCTACAGGCGGCCAGGTTGGTTGGTCGGCAATGACAGCGTTGATTGTTACGTCGGTCGTCGTTATCACTGCATTATCTAACGGCTCACTGCCAACAAAGATCGGAGGATTGACAGACAGCGTGGCATCACCAGCACCATCGCTGTTCGCATCGTCCACTACCTGTAACACTGAGCCGACGCCGACGACACTGATAACATCGCCAGCACGCGCCACGTTGGATGTGCTGATCGGCCAGCCGTCCGTGATTAACGATGTGCCAGACTGAGCACTACCCTTAACGTATACAGTTGAGTCACCGACACCGTTAGGCGCAATCCCGGAACCTGGTGTCGTTAAATGCTTTATCGTGAAAGTAGCTCCTGTATTCCAAGCCCAGCGTACCCATGCCAGCCAGCCTTCAACTTCTGGCTTGCCAATGAACATTGGGTTATACGTCTCTGTCCAGCCACGCCCTCGCATCGTTGAGCCACGCGATTGGATAACGCCGCTACGCGTAATCGTGCGTAGCGGGCCAGGGACGCTGAATGCTGTGACAGTCTCACAGGTCAGGAACGACGGTCTCGGGAATACTGAGCTAGGCATTAATGAATCCTCCGTCTGAGCGATGTGCTCCTATCAATACTGTTAACCGTAATCCCGGTTATCGTATCTCGTTCCTGTACGAGCATTTCCCTTACGCTCCTGCTATCCAGAGCTTGGATCGTGAAGTTGTTGTTGACTACCACAGTATCTTGCATCTGTGGGGTCATCTGGAGGTTCGGTGTGGCGGCGAAATTCACACCGCCGAGTGGACTAGAGTATCCGCTGTAGTGACCGACTGGCGATCCTGGCCCAATCGCAGTTGTCGTGAATCCACTCTGTGTAGGCTTACTGATACCAAACAGACCTTGGAAGCCAGGTAGACTACCAAGTAGCCTCATGATCTGGCTACGCAGAAGCTCAGCGACAATAGTTTTGATCATATCAACTACAGCTTCAGTAGCGTTACCAGATCCTGTCACAATCGCCTCCGTGAACTCCATGAACCCGTCCGCAATGCCAGTAATCACTTGTTCCATCAGCCTGAACTTAGACTGCAAAGAGGCCAAGTTGAGATCGTCCATCTTTTTCTGCCACTGGTTGTACAGCTTTTCGTGTTCGGTCTCAAGTTGTTCTGCGGCATCCTTGGCTTCCTTGAGGGCTTGTGCGTAATCCCACAAGGCCATCAGTGACTCCACTTGCTGCGGATTGAAGCCCATTGCTGTCCACATCCTCACGTACGAATCCCTGAGACCTTCAGTACCACGCTCTAGCTCGTCTATCTCATCAAGCAGTTTACCGAGTTCGCCCTCGTAATTTATGACCCTATCTTGCGCTTCTTTCTCTGCACGGTTAAGTGCAGCTTGCGCTGTTCGTTGCTTCTCCAGTTCCGCAGATAGCTCGTGCCTCCTAATGATCATCGTTTCGATATCTGGGATCATTGAGTTGAGCAATATGTACTCGTTACGTTCGGCCCTCGTTAGCTTATCGCCAGCCGCTATTCTTTCCTGATATGCAGCGTATAATGCACGAGCACTTCTTATAGTCTCATCTGTATCCCACATATCATCCCACGGGATGTCGGCTGCCTGTGCCTTCATGCGAGCTATATCGTTGGCAAGATTAGTGTGAATATCACCAAGCCGTGTAGCTGCTTCTTCAAGTCCTGCCGGCACTTCGAAGCCGTTTATTCTGCGCTGAAGTTCCTCAAGTGCATCAATGCCTGTTCCTGCAAGAGACATCAGTGCCTTCGTCAAATCTAACGCAGACATCTTTTGCCCACTTTCGATCACACTGTCAATAAACAAGCCAAACCGAACCTTCATCTGATCAAGTTTGGCCTCGTCGCCCTCAAGTGATTCGGTCACATCTCTGAATATCGAGGCTATGTTATTAAGGTTATTCTTGAGGGATACCTCATCTACAAGGCCGGATATATCTTCTCCCTCACTCAGCAAATAGGTTACAATGTCTAACCACTCTCCTCCGAAAGCATTTAGACTCTCAAGCTGCATAGTTAAGTAGTCTTCTAGCTTGTCCTTTTCAATAACCTTGCCAGGCCAAATCGCAGACAACCCTTCATTGTAGTCACCCTTAAACCTTGCTTTGTCACGGATCGCGCCAAATTTCTGCGCCACTCCGTCCAGTGCTCGCTCAAGTGCTTTAGCTCTATCGGGGTCCATCAAATCATAGAAATAGGGGTCCGTAAGAATCCTGTTTCTGCCCCGTGCCATTTGTAGCCTGAGCTTCAACATTTTTTCGGCTATTGGGAGCCATTCTTCTCCCAGTTCACGACGAAGCTCACGGGTTGTATTATTGAGAAGTACTATCTGGGATGGCATAATCTCAAGAAATCGTGCGTACTCCTGCTGGATGGACACGTTATCTCTGAATGCTTGGGCCGAGAGGTCCAAGTTCTCGATCAGGTCCAACTCTGCCTGCGACAATGCAATCACAGCCAAGCGTGCGCGTGCATCCAGTACGTTTGCCAGTGCGATGCCTTCCTTGGTGCCCCTGGCGACAGCATTGATGACTTTCAACAGCGTGCCTGTTGGATCTTCCTTCCTCATCTTGGAGAACGCAACAGGGACCATACCTGCGGCAGCAGCAAAAGCTTGCACCTTATCTGGCGAGGTCATCTCCTGCATTAACCTACGCAGTCGAGTACCGGCGCGAGTCGCACTTTCTGACACGACGTTCATTGTAGCAGATAGTGCGGCGATCTGGTCAACAGAGAATCCCATACGTGCGTACTCTGGTGCCATACGCCGCATATTCTCTACGATCTCGTTAGCAGAAGTGGCTGTAGTATTTGAAAGCTCGTTAATTGAGCTTGCCATTCTGTCAATATCGCTGATTGGGAGCTTGGTCTGTTTGGCAATACGGGCAAGAGCATCCGCTGCGGCAGTAGACGTAATATCCGTCGCAACGCCCATCATCCCCATAGTTTCTGTAAACTTGAGGATATTCTGACTACCACGAATACCAAGACGGGCGGCAGTTGCGGCGACTTCCGACAACTCCTCACGCGCCAGAGGCATCCTTGTTGACATATCTGCTATTGCTTGCGATATCGGGAAGGCTTCTGTCTGACCAAGTAGTTTAGTAAGCTCAGCGACCTCCCTCTGGAACGCAATTGTCTCCTTGATCGCTTTGCTGACGTATCTTACTCCGAAGTACGTAAACGCGAAGCCGACAACGCCAAGCTTACCTGCAACAGTCCCCAGAGCACCTGTAAGCTTCCTGAGTCCCTCAACTGCTGGCGTCGTGTCCATCCCGAAGACGGATTTAACATACCCAGTTTCCATCTATCTCGCCTTTTGCTTGAGCTTCTGGTGCATTCTGTCAAGCTTATCTAAGTCACCTGGTCTGACACCAGAACGTTCATCCATTTTAATTTGCGAGGCATCCACTAAGTGAAACATCTCGTACCACGACAGCCCGTATAAACTAGATGGTCCTAAGTACGTATAGCCTAGCTCGTGGAGGTCACTCTCCAGTGCCATTAGGCTATCACTAAAGCTTAGTTCTCTGCCTCGCTTCTTGCGTTTCCCTGGCCATCATCCTCGCTGATAAACAACCTACCAAGGCCACTAAAGAAAAACACAGCTTGCACTAAGTCCTCGATGGTCCAAGGGTCAAAGTTGTTTTCCATGTCCTCGACATTTTCGGCATCAAAATCCGGGAACACCAGATGTTCCTTGAGGAGTCTGTATTTCTCCTCTGGAGACCAGTCACTTAGAGCCTCACCGAAACTTTCGTAGTTACGCGACTCGCCATAAAGAAGCGGCTTAACGAGACAAGGCAGCATAAGGTTTGGGGTGGCTCCCTCAACAGGGAGCACAGCCCCATCCTTATCCCGCTTCACTCGTAGAGGCGCGACTTTCAAGTTAGCGATAAGCTCTTGCAAGCTCTCCTTCCTTGTAGCCATTATTCCTCTCAGTGTTTAGTTATACGGCGGCCATCGCAATGCTCTTGCCCTGGAACGTATTGTCCACGGACAAGACCGCCATTCCGGTGTCTCTAGCAATGCTTCCGAGTGAAGTCATTGCGGCACCGGACAGTGTTACCGTTCCACCCGACAGAGTCCAGACAATGTCCGACTCCACGGTCCGCAGATGGTCGATCATAGCATCGTACGATGCAGTCGGGCCAAATACGGAGGCGTTAAGGTTGATCGTGCGCATACCCTCGGACAACGCCTTGCCGATTGAGTAGATCGTAGAGTTGGTCTCAATCCCGTTGTCAATGCTGATCGACACAGACGAAATGTCGGCATCGATGCCCAGCGGACTTCCGCCACGCGTGATGGTGTCGCCCAGCAAATTCTCGTACGACGTTCCGATGGCAGACCCGTGAGAGCCACTGCCGAGCAGCGGAATCCCGAGATCGCCTTCACGGTCGTCGTAGGACGCCGATCCGTAGATGACCATCAGCGTATCGGTACCACTCTTGACAATGATGTCTCCGACACACTCAGCATCCAGCAGAGCCGCATCAATCGACGCAAACGAAGCAGACGTAGTCTGGGGAGTAGTGCCGCTAAGTCCAACACCCTCAGACGTACCAGCACCAACATCCTCGATGGTCAATGTCTGCGTTGTGTCTGCTGTCGATGTGCTCTCAACCGTCAGTGTACCACTGGCAGACGGCTGGTCCACCTGATACGCTCGCAGTTTACGGCACATGTAGTCCAAAGTAACGACAATCGGGTCGCCACTCTCAGGCTCGCCGCCGAGATTGACACTATTGATCTTGGCACCGGTGGCAACGTAGTAAATATAGGAACCGCCACTTTGGACGCCATCGTCACCAGATCGTGCCCTACCGACGACAGTATGCGAAGCCGGAAGCTGACCATCAGTCAGACGCTTCATTCCGTCGCCTGCGGCATCCAGGGGATCGCCACTTCCGTTCACGAAGAACCTTTGCAGGTCGTACGTAACAGAGAACTCGTGTGACTCGGTGCCAGAGTTAAAGTTGACTACATCGGGGGTACCGATGTTCCCTCGCGGACTGACAGACGCTTGCGGAGAGACCGAAAACGACTGAACGGCATCGCTATACAGAAGCCATGCCGGATCATCCGGGGGCGTATTGTAAGTGCTTTCGCGCACAAACTCCAATCGGAGGGCGCGAATTCCACTCTCGTAAGACATTATTCATTCTCCTTAAGATCGACTTCGGTTGGCTCCACAGCCTCTTCTGGCGGGAGTTCTTCCTTTGCCTTCTTAGTCTTTGGTTTGGAAAGTGAAGGGACCATAGCTAGGACAGCATCAAGATACTGGTCCTGAACTTCCGCTTCACCGTTGTCGTCAAAGCGCACTTCGATAACGTCGCCGTCGATTGTTAATCTGAGCGACTTAGTACCAGCGCCCTTCGGACGTTGGACTTTACCCATTGCTGTCTCCTATCTACGTGCGCCGTATACCGTTTCGGCCCGTGATATGTCTGAGCGTATAACTTTTCGCTCTATACAACGAACGTGGTTCGATACACGACACGCACTTCGTTGTCAATCCGAAACAGTACTGGCTTCAGTCTTGTCTCGGTTGCGTCTTCGTACCCAGTCCAGGAAATGAAGTCAAGGTCAGAGTCAGAAAACGTATTCTCTTCTATGATTCTCTTCACCTCTTTCGATGCTTGGTAAACCCATTCTTTCGGGTTCACTGACAGGCCCATCTCGTGATGTGCCCAAACACCGACAGTGAGATATAACATACAGCGTCTTACAAGCGTCCCATTACCACCGAAAGCGGACACACCAGTAACTCCACCGTCTACCATAGTGTTTCCGCTTGTAATCGTCAGTTGCGGCTCAGCTTGCCACGCCTGATTGTACCAGCCTGTGTGGATTTTTGGAGTCACACCTGAAACATTCGCAGGATTCCAATTGTCCACTAACAGTGTACGTAACTTAACCTTCGGATCGGTAGTTAGCAAGTTCAAACTCGCTTTCTATATACCAGAAATCGGATCGCTCCAATCTTGGAGTTTTCCATTTCCATAACTTCGTAGTCAAGACCCTTATGCGTCAGAACTGGCGGTTTATCTACAGCCGTATTCTCAGGGATAACCACATTATCCAACACAAAGAACTCAAGTTGCATCATATAGTAGTGCCCTAATTCGCCCCTTCTGTCGAATGGCAACCTGGTATTAGTGGACGTACTAGGGATGCAGTATTCAAAATCGTACGTCGTTTCCGTCCAAACAGTATCACCTTGGCTATCAACACCGTTCGCTGTGTACATCGTCAGCGTGGCGGGATCGCCAACCTTATTGAACAGATGCGGCATTAACATTGGTCTCATTTATTCACCGCCCATCATATCACCATGAAGCTCAAATGTCCTTCCGCCGCCGCCGCTACTCTTAGACCAAGACATACGCCTGTCAACGAAATCTGAACCCTCTCCTATCTTGCCCGCGTACGCTCTGCCTTGTTCTACACTTGCGTTAATCATCTCAAACTCTGTTGCGCCGACAGCCATTGTCGCCCACAGGAACCCTGTATCGTAAATGACTCGGTCCCTCTTTGGTAGCCTAGAAAGGATCTCTTGTGCAACTGGATCGTTCTGTGCCGCCTGCGACAGCCCCCAGGTCTTTTTACTGGTACTTGGATAGTTCTTGATGTTACGTCGTGCGTTAGCTACCACCTTCTTGGCCAGCTTCTCGAATTGGTTGGTCGGGTTAAGTAAAGTGCCCCAGATAAAGCCTGCCGTAGCACGACCAGCTTCACGACGAGCGACACGACCAACAGCATCGCCACGTAGTACACCATACATATCCCCCAAAAACCGCTGTCCTTCGTACAGTCCGGTCCTGCCACGCCATATCCCTTCTTTCAAGCTTTTGGCTGGCTTTAGTGCACGACCAGACCACGTACCTGGTCCGTACCCGCTGAACGCGTTACTGCGAAAGTGCTCATTGACTGCCTGCACTAACGCATCCCTGTAGAAGTAGGTCGGAGGGTACGGCAATCCGTTCCAGTTATGTACGAAACCGCGATCTACCCATCCAGCATACCGTGTCATATTGCCAACCCAGTACTCAGATGAGTGTGCGGCCTTAAGTAAGTCGTTCAGATACCCCATAAACTGAGCAAATGCGAATAGTCCGAAGATGCCGAAATGAGACTTGGCCAGCCCATAAGCCCTACCAGCAGACCAACCAAGTGCACGATTGCGTACACGGTTTTGTATTGCTTGTGTGGTTGGTGTGCCCCCGACCCCAAGGGCACTCCAATCGCCAAACTGTCTGGCTACCCTCTTGATATCCGGGATGCCTGCCATTAGTCGTCCGAGCTTGGCACAGGTGGATTGTCCATCATACCGTACCAGAAGATCGCAGGATCGTCCTGGTCCATAACGTCGCTCGCAACGAACGAGAGGCCGGATGGCACTGCCTCGGCATCATTTGCGGTCTTTCTATGTTTTTCTGCAAGAGCCATATAGTGTGCGTACGCATCACCGGCATCCTGCCATAACGTACTGAATCTATAGTTCACATCACGGGCAAACTTTGCCGCGATGACTTCGCAGGCGTCTGCCGCCGTCAGGTACAGAGCATTGCTGTTATTAGCAAGCAGGAATTCGATCTCTTCATCTTCCATTAGCAATACGTCGTTATTCGTATCGCCAATGAGCAGTCGGACCTTATCCCTATCCTTCACCAGAGATTTATCGTAAAGAGACATTACCGGTCCTTATAGTGAATCGGGGTGACTAACTAGACGTACGCCCAGATAGCCACCCCGAAGATTCAACTATCAGATTGTTTAGGCAGTCGCCGCAACAATCGTGTTGAAGTACACGCCGAGATCAGCAGAAACCAGCTTAATGTCGGTCGCGGTGCGAATCTCGTAGTGGTCGCTGTGCGCGAATTCGTCACGCCCAGTCATAATCACGCCACCCATCGCATTGGTAACACCGGGGATAAGCCCAGTCCAAGCAAACGTGTAGCCAGCGGACGGGGTGTTAAGTCCCGGTCGCGGAGCCGCATAAACGAGCAACGCATCATTATCAGCACTAATAAAGCTGAAGCTGTCAGTCGCGCCCTCAACGGCAGTGTTCTGAACCGAACGCGGAACCAGCACCTGTTCGAGGCCGAGAGCGGCTGCGATCAGGTCGGTATCGATGATACCGGCTCGCGTGTACTTGAAAATGTCCTTCAGCTTGTCGTGATTACGGAATACCCTGTAAGCCCGTGCACCAAGCACCAGCTTATTCGGAGTAACCGCAGCAAGCTTCTTCGTGGCTTCCTTGTACTCATCAATCAGAGCCATCGGGTCGCCCGTACTCGGGTAAGCAATCTGAGTGAAATCAGTATCGGCGTTACCCTCAAGGTCTCCAGTCCAGACGCCAGTGGTCATGTAGGTCGCAGCCCACCGGACATCGTTGTTGACCATAGCCTGCGACATCAGAAGCTCCATAGCCTCACGACGCACAGAAATAGGATCATCAGCGTTCGTAGTTACGCGGTCATCCGCCTTGTAAGCAAGCGCACGCTCTTCGCAGCTATACGATCCGTCCGTCTTGGACCATTCAGCCACATCAGCACGCCCACCAAGGGGCCTCACGCCCATCTGGTCACGCCAGTAATCCCCACGATTAAAGATCACGTACTTATCACTCGCCTTGCGGACCGGCACGACAGGGAAAACCTTGTCATGCACGAAGTCACGCGATTCCTGGGCGAACGACACAGACAGATTCGTCAAATATCTGTCTACGTGAAGTTCATTGGGAGTCGGCATTTGTTATTCTCCTAGTTATTTATGCAATTGTTCCAGCAGGCGCACCAGGACAGGCAAGGAACTTAATCACTTGTCCATCTACACCATCTTCCAACGCGACCCCCACGATATAGTCACCAGTCGTCGCTGGAATAGCGTGACCAGTCGTGACTTCGTTCGTGAGGAATTCGCCAGCCGCCACAGCAGCACCGGCGATAACCTTACCCTTACCTGCAAGCAGGATCGTTCCATTACCAGAAGCCGGAGTATCCAGCAGTACGAACCCACCCGTGCCACCAGTGGCAGCAAGCGCAAGTTCGGCAGATCCGTCGAGAACGACGATCTTATACTGATGGGCACTCAGATCCCCGGATACAGGGTGGCTATCACGGATCTGAAGCATTCCCTCAAGAGCCATTATATTCTCCTATAACCTTGTTATTACTTGTAATACTCTCGTCCAAGCTCGGGATTCCTGTCAACCACAAGCTCAACAGCCTTGTGATACGCGACACCCTCACTCTTCATAATCGACTTGGCTTCTTCGTCAATTCTGCCCCAAGCGTCAGCATTGTACACGCGACCAGGCGCGGCAGAGCCGACTTCCTCGAACGCGATCTTGGCTACGTTGGAAGCAGCACGAAGCATCTCAAGCGTTTCCTCAAGTGCCTCTTCACCTGCGGACTCGGCAACTGCCTTCAGGATTGGAGCGATTTCGTGAGGCGTACGGGTCAGAGAAAGGTCGGAGACCATCTCCCTGTACTTCGCCAGTGCTCTCTCCTGCTTCAGTTCCTCGACCTCAGCCTTCAGAGTCTCAAGGTCTTCGTTCACTTCTTTTACAGGCTCTTCGACAACCTCTTCAGCCTCGTCCTTGACGGCTTCGACTGCGACAGGTTCTGCATCGGCGGGAGCCTCTTCCACTACTTCCTCTTCTGCGACCTCTTCCTCTACCTCTTCCTCTTCCTTTTCCGTGGACACTTCATCTTCCACTGTCTTGAAAGAAAGGGATTTGGCGATTTCATCTAGGTCGGACTCGGTGAACGAGTCGCGGAAAGCAGCAAGGATACGAGACACCGCAACGGCAGCCTGCGTCGTTCCGGCGTCCTTGTCGGCGGACTTAAGCGCCTCGACTAGAGACTCTTCGTTTTCCGCCTGAGTTTCCGTAATTACTTGGATCACTTCATCCATTGGACTATCCTCTTGATGTTTTGTGACTAAAAACTCACGCTTATTCGCTGGTCTCTTAACGAGGGAGACCCTTTTCGGCCTCACATCGAACATATAGCCTTCTACTGGACTTGACATCGGCATTCTCCATCGCGTAAGTCATACATTGTCGCCAATATAACACTTTCCATTTTCTCTTGCAAGTTAGCTAACAAGAATCGTGCCAGGATCGATGCGTGTCATAGCGTCAATACTGAACCCAGTATACTCTCCAGCCTTTACCTTTTCCCATTGTACGGGATCAGCAACATGCACTCCCATAACCCAAGAACCGGCCTTCACCGGTTTGCCGCCAAGTACCGTATCTTCAGGTGTGACCCACGATTCCACCGGCACTGCGTCAATCTCTTCACGCGAGTGGTTGGTGTCGATCATCCTGTAGTTCTCCATAAAGTGATGTGCGGCTTTTTCGATCTCGTCCGCTGTCGTCCAGTTGAAGTCGGTGTCATTCTCGTTCGGCTCCATAACGACACCGTACACGATCTGACGTTCAGGACTAGAATGTTTGACAATCTCGCACGACAGATGCACATCCCCGTTGTCAAGAGACTTCTTAAGCCGATGCATCTTACGTTCGACCTCACCAGTATTACCCCAGATCCTGATTGCTCGCGGATGAGGAACCCACTCTGCCGCTATGTCCTTCAGTGCACGGTGTGCGGTCTTACCAAGTGCGACAATTACCATTGGGTCGGCATCACGGAGTTCATCAACGAACGCTGGTAGTGCGGCTGCAATTTGCTCAGCCGAAGGTTCTGTCGCGTTGCCGTTCTCGTCCTCGATGTACTCCTTGACGATGGTAGTCATGTACACATCGTCTTCCTTCAACTCTAGCGGCTGTATGTACAGTTCTTCTAAAGTCTTACCGACCATACCAGAGAACGGACGCTTACGAATTGTGTCCAGCTTGGACGGTGATGCACTGACAAACGCTACCTTTGCCCCGCGTCGCCCGCGCCCAGGCAGTGGCTGTTCCTCTGTCTCTACAACTGTAGCCACTTCCGCCGTATCTTCTTCTGTAGAGCCGACATAGTTTGTCCAACTACTGTCCAACTCTTGTACGATAGGCAGGTACTTAACGCTGTCCAGGAGTCCTGCATCCTTCAGCGTGAGGTACAGCGTCTCTGCTTTATCAAGCGTATCGAAATACTCTGAGTTCAGATTCGCCATCTGGAGCTTCAATTCATCAGGCTCAATGTCACCTTTGAAAATCTCCTTGATCTTCTCCCACATTGTATTTTCTCCATGTTTGCTAATGTCAATGTCGCCCATCGCTATCCCTTGTGCGAGGGCTTTCTTGCGAGCGTTGCTACCGGTGTAGCATTTACCACCGTCGCCCCACTTCCAGCCGCTGACTCCGTCTGCACTACATCTTTTCAGTGGCATCGTCTTCCTCATCGTCTGCGGGGCTGACACCCTTCGGGTCAACACCGCGACCATTATAGAATGGCTGTGTCGTCGGCTGTTCCATCACCTCGATGCTCTTCGGCGGCAGACCAGCCTGCGAAGCCAAGTGCTCTCTGACTTGTTCTTCCGTAAGGTCAAGCCCGACACCAGCAAGTGCGTTAATGTATTTCGCAAGTTCCGTGAGATCGACAGTCTCAACGTCGCCATGAATCATGCGCGGCATCTCTGACCGAGTGATACCGTTCAACTGCAAAAGCCGTGGAATCGCAACACGATTGAATTGCTCGCAAATCGTGTCCATGTACGACCCGATGGCGATACTGAACACCTTGGTCTTACTGGACGCCAAAGCAAACGAGCCTACGCCGTCCTGCCCAATGACAACAAAGTCGGCCAGCATGGACGTAGCGATGGCACGGTTCATGCGCGTGATAATAGCGTTCGTATCAAATCCGCGCCTACCGAGCGTAGTCAGCAATTCAAGCTTGACAAGCTGGTTGCCGAAGTCGTCGTACATAGCTGGTAGCACAATACCGGCCTGCGAGTCGTTACGGATATTGCTGACCATCTTCTCGACAGCGTTCTTCATCTGGATCTCGTCGGCACTTGCCGCTGACGACAATGCCTTCGGCGGGATATAGGCTACCGGCAGGCCATTCAGGTCGCGCTCCACACCGATGCCTTCTACCTCTTCCATCCGCTTCTTGAAGAACCACTGCCTGTACGCATTACGCAGGATTGACCGGCCTTCAGGGTTGTCTTTCCATACTGACGTACGAAACAGGATACCACGGTCAATCGGTATCTCGCGTGGCTCGTACGTGGGAGCCGGACGCTGGACCAGTGCCTTCAGGCTCCCATTTGCATCAAAGACCCAGGAGTCCAGTGAGTCCTGTGAACGTATCCCGAACTTCTTCCAACCTATACGCTGGTCGTTATACTTGGACCCGTTCTCCAGGTCAAGGATATTACCATCTCGCACCTTATATACTATCTCAAAGAACGACCAGCCGAACACGATCATTGACATAATATCAGAGATCAGTTCACCGAACGGTCGGTCCATATCCTCCAGACATTCCTCAATGAATTCCGCGTCGCGTACATGGCGCGGCTTATCGGAGAATGGTTCTATGGTGAACTTCGATTGTCTGACAAGATTCAATATCGCCATCATAACGGCCCCGATGACGGGGTCGTTGTCACGCATCTCCTTGTAGACTCTGATTGATTGGTTGCCGTACAGTTGAGTGAGGAACTCTTCCTGGATCTGGCCACCACTGACAACCAAGCCAGTTCTACCGGATTCGTACGAGATCCGTGAAGGCACACTACTTGCCGCCTTCGTGGTCTCGACCAGTTCAAACGTCATTTCATCGGCCATTGTAACCTCTAGTTAGATCATTGTCCACGGTGATTCTCTGCCAATCAAGATCGGGGCCACTGGTGTACCCTGCCGCTTCTGCTTGTCCTTCCACATCTTTACAGCCATCGCTAGTGCGTCCACACAGTCATCGTGGACACCCTTCGGTGCGGAATACAGGACTCGCCCAGAATTCGGCAGTATCTGGTACTCGAATGCCTCAAGCTCGTCAACTATCGGCCCTACCGGGAACGTGATTTCTTTTGTATTAATAGCTATCGCCAGCCCTAACATAAGATCCTGCTTCGACCTGGCACCGCCAAACAGGTAACCCCTGAAGTTACGGTGCCCGTCAGTGTGGAGTCGTTCTATGAATTGGTCGCCGCTACCGGTCGAGTCAATCATAGCTGACACTCCACCTGTGATACTGTGTACCTTGGCGTACGTACTATCCCATGAATCCTGCCATCGATGGAACTGACACGTATCGCCATTCTCGTCCAACGCGATCCCGACTGTCCAGTTATTGTGTTTGGCTACATCCCAGCCCCAAGCAAAAGGTTTACCGTCCGTCATCGGCCCAATACATTCCTGTATCGAAGTGATGCCGAACGGGTTACCGCCATCGTCGCCTGGCTCAGCAAGATATAGTTCCTTAAAAACCGGTTCCGGGTAAATCTTCTTCGCGTCTTCTATTTCCTTGTACGAAATGACGCCGGCCTTGGCCGCATCGAACGCCGTAATCTTGACGTAGTGCATATCGGGGTCGCCCTGTTGGGCAAGACGGGCCAAACGGTACATCCAGTTGGCGCGTCCCTTCACATTCCCGATAATCCGTACCGGTGCTTCCGTGGCAGTTACCGTGGACCGCAGTGCATACCATGAGTCGGGCTTCACACGGCTGGCCTCGTCCACCACGGCACCGTATACATCTTCGCCGTACAGTGAGTCCGGCTTATCACCGGACTTGAACCAAATGTACGCACCGTTAGTCATCTTCAGGTACTTACGGCTTTCGTTCGCCGTATACATATTACTCGGGATCATCTCTTTGATCCGCCTGAACGCGATATCGGCCTGATCGGATACCGGTGCTACCCACCAGTAGTGTCTGCCTGGTGCACCCTCAAGTATCGCTTTCTCGCAAATCCATACCGCACAGCCGATGGTCTTACCGCTTTTGGTTGACGCCTCAATAATGGCGTACCTTCGTGTATTGAAGATACCTTCTAGCTGTTTCTCGTATAGCCACGGGCGTACATAACCCAAACTGTTCTCAGGTGTGTCCCTGATAACCTCAACTGTCATATATGCCTGCCATCACACCGCATTTCCCTGAAATGCGGGTGCTCATGGGCCATCGTCTTTCAGCCAGTACAATGCACGTTGCGATTGCCAGTAGCTCTGATTCCACTGTTTACCGCCCGACCCTATCCAGTATGTATGGTCCAGCATGGCATTCAGTATAGCGAGTGCACGGTCGCGGTACACCGGATCTTTCGTCTCGCGGTACAGCCACGCGAACGCTGGCATCAGCAGACCGTTCAGGTCGTTGGCGATTTCTCCACCGCACGATCCTTCCGTGTTCAGCGTCCACGAGACATACGGAAACAGCGTATCCGCGTTCCGCATCGTCCACAGCGTGTCTGCCGTCGCTTTGATGACGGGGAAAATCTGGTCGTACCGGTCGGTGGATACGTAGTCGTTGTACCGTTCCATCGCGTATAGCACGGCGTGGAACGCCTGAAAGTGTGCCTGCCCTCCACAGTACGAGGTCATACTCCATTTGCCGGGGCCGAGCGGTTGACGGTCGTACCAAGCGAGCAGGCTATCGACACCAGCGCGTCCTTTGTCGGGGTCACGGTAAATTTCACCGAGGATCGTTCGGCCCTGTACCCGACCGTCCAGCCATTGTGTGCTGGTTAGCTGTCGCCACCACACATTGGTCAGTGCGGTAGTGAGTTTATTGTACGTGGTGATTGAGACAGGATCACCGGTACGGTAGTAGTGGACCAACAGCCCCTCGGGGAATATGCGCCTCGGCTGGATGTACCCGTTCGGTACCCAGTACCAGTCACGGATCGTCTCAAGATAGGAGTCCCCTCTCACCGCCATCTCCTCGTTACCGGTACGCCACCAGTACTCGTAGTGCGACATCATCCGGTCGTAGTACGTGTAGAAGATGAAGGGGTCGGCACGGGTCGCCGTATCCCTGTCCGCTACGAACCTCTCCCAGAACTGGTCGCTGTATCGGAGGAACACGGAGTCGTAGTCCGCGAGCCGCTCCCACTCGTATGGCTGTTCGCCCTGTGCGAACCCCATCATCCGGGCAATAGCCAGCGAGTCTGGGTCAAGTGGGACAGTCGGGATCGTATCCGGTGGGTCGGGGTCGGTTGGCGGGTCCGGCGGCTCGTACCCCGTCACGTTCAGAATCCCCGTGTAGGACTCACCTGGCGACTGTCGGAATTCCAGTGATACTGGACCTGACAGTGTATTTGGCACCCGCCATCCATTCAACACACCAGCATTATCTCCACCTAAAGTATAAGGTGCAGTCCTCTCTGAGTTTACGAGCGTTCCATTCACGTATATCCCCACACTGCCCTGTACGGTGGCATCGGCCAGGAAAACGTAGATCGTCTCACCGACAGCCGCTGAGCCGAGTGCAATTGTGTCCGTCAGTGTGGCTGTATTCGACCGTGCAATGAACGGGCCGGTCGGCTCAGGCGGCGGAGTACAGGTCCAGCCGTCCGGGCATACCTCGACCGGGATCTCAACGGTCACGGTCTCCGGTGGGGCTTGGATCGTGTCCGGGATGATATGCAGTACACCGGATTCCAGTCGGCCACCAGTAACCTCGACGGTCTGGCCGGTCAAGTGTGCCGGTACCAGAAGCGACAATGCAGCCAGTAACCCCAAAACCTTATATTTCATGTCAGTCCTCTATCTCGTAGTCGGCCACGATCTCTTCGGCGTCACCGTTACGGTGTGCGGTTATTCTCGCGGATTGCGGGGTTGCACCCCCGATATTCAGGGTGAACACACCTGACTGGCCACGGTCGTTTTTGATTACTTGACGCAGGGCGAACTCTTCCGGCCACCGACGTTCCAGTATCCACGCGTTGGCTTGCCATTTCTGGCGGTCTTCACCGGCCTCCATGATCCGTCTGAGCAGGGTCTCCTTCATCTCGGATTCGGCGTCTTCGTATTCGGTGAGGAACCAGAGATAGTCGTCGTCGTACGGTGTGAGCCGTGCGTTCTCGTCGGCGTCCCTGGCATCGCGTACGTCCTGACCTTTGTACAGCCATTCGTAAAGTGTACGGCGAGAGACGCCCCCACGTTGCGCGGCCATGTCCATTGTGGCACCGTCTTTTAAGGCTTTGATAACTTTACGGGCACGTTTACGGTCACGCGACACTATCGGGGGGCGTCCCTGTTCCTTCGGTGTGTCCGGCTTAACCAGCGCGTTCTCTGTCATATCAGACACTCCCGTGCAGTTCGGGGTCGTACGGCACCCAGGTCGGGTCGATCTCCGTGACCAGCGCGGCTGGCGCGTTCTGGGCCGCCAGTACGTCTGCCGGTGTTACCCCGACCTCCGGGTCACTCGGCGTTACGTTGTCCGGGTGGACAAATGGGTAGGTACGTGCTGGGTTCGTCAGCCAACTCGCGATATCACTGCGTAGCTGGGCCTTGTCCACCTCGCCACCGTCCATCGGTACCTCGTAGGCACCTGGCAGATCGGCACGGTTGGCCGCGAAACTGCCGATAACAGCCAAGTCCAGCAGATCGATCCGCTGGTCACTGTACGTGTAGTACCGTGCGTCACCAGTATCCACGTAGATCGCCGGCTCGCCCAGCCGCAGTCGGCTCAATACAAACTTGATGATGGTCCTTTCCTTGACACTGAGCCCGTCAAACGCCGTCTTCGTTATCCCGATCAGCATAATACCCCGCTATTCCTGGTGTGATGGAGACGGCGGGAATCGAACCCGCGTACTGGTGTTCACCGTTCGTGAACCGTGAACATCGCCAGTCGATACCTGTACGTCCCCCCAAGTTATGTACGATGGCTGGTATGGCACAAATGGCGTGTATGGCTCGTATGGCACGTACCGGTAGTCCGAAGCCGGATACCTGCACTCCAAACATACCACCAGTCGCTCCAGTAAATCCAAAAGCCGGTCCATACGCTGGTCGTCCATATCAACCCCCACAATGTAAAACCAGTCACGAATATAACAGGTTTGTGTAATGTTTCGCAAGTTTGTTTTTTACTATTTTTCTGGCACACTTCTTGCCTGTTACATAGTATACCCTGTATACCCCATGTAAACCGGTAAAAGAAAAAGAAAACTTAGTGTAAAAGAAAAAGAAAAAAACACCGAGGAGAACCCTCGCCCGAAAAGCCGAGCCACACCTCTGCCCACCAAGTCTGCGCCTGGTCTGTAACTCTGGCATAATTCTTGCGTGCCCGATACACTGTGGCACAATCCTTGCATACGCCTGCCCGTGTGAGAAGTTAAATGGAGTTCACTGCGCCTGCGAGGAAGGGCGCACCCTGGACGCATTGTACGTTGCATTTTGCAATAATCGGACGCCCCATTGCACAATGCAATGTTGCCCCGGAGCTACATTGCATTTTGCAATGATTGCACAATATTGTGAAAAAAGGTGCGA